CCTTAAAAAAACAGTTCCTATTGAGCCGTATAGCGCCCCTGATACGGTTCAAGTCTTCTTTCTACCACACGATGAAATCAAGATTTATGTGAGCGATATGGCCCCGTGGCATCCAGAGCACCCCTCCAAACTTGGTGATGTAGGACCACATCCATTTACCGAAGATGAGTTTCAGAAGTTCATGAACAAATGACCGTCCAAACACCACCTACCAGCTTGCCCGGACTGCGTCCGCTATCTGCCAAGGAGCAGGCACAACGCGCTGCCGCGTATGGCTGCCTTGCCAACAACAAGCAACCCAGTTGCCAGCAAACGATCTGGGTCGGCATGTTTTTCGATGGCACCAACAACAACAAGAAACGCGATCAGGAGAAGGTCACCGATCCGAACAAACGTAGCCACTCCAATGTTGTGGTTCTTCATGACGCGTTTCGTGATGATCGGAAAAACGGCTATTTCGTGTACTACATTCCTGGCGTCGGAACTGAGTTTGAAAAAATCGGTGAAATGACTGAAAGCTCGGATGGAAAGTCGATGGCCAAAGGGGGGGAAGCCCGTCTTCACTGGGCAATGATCCAGCTCTATAACGCGGTTAATTTTTCTGTCAATAAACATGATCTGGTTCCCGAAAACGAGGCCCTTGCCACAGTAAACAATCCCGATATTCTCAAAAACGGCTGGACCCTTTTCTCCGGCAAACGCCGCAGTTATTTCCAGCGCCTGGAATCCCGCTTGAAGCAGTCGCTGGGCAAAGACCCCAAACCCAAACCCGTGTTGATCAATGTGTCGGTCTTCGGTTTCTCGCGCGGCGCGGCGGAAGCGAGAGCGTATTGCAACTGGATACTCGAATGCTGCAAGAAGAAGGATGGCGGCTATACCTTTTGCGGCATCCCCGTCCGCTTCCAGTTTCTCGGCCTGTTCGACACCGTGGCTTCGGTTGGGTTGGCCGATTCGTCACCCATCGGTGGCGACGGCTTGATGGATTGGGCAGATGGCACCATGGAAATTCCCGAGGCGGTCGAGCGCTGCGTGCATTACGTCGCAGCGCACGAAATCCGAAAATCCTTTCCGGTATCGACAGCCCGAAATGGCAAAAGCTATCCGGCCAACTGTCTTGAGGTTGTCTATCCCGGCTCGCACTCGGATGTCGGTGGCGGCTATGGCCCCGGTTCGCAGGGAAAGGCCGTGGGTAGCCGAACGCTGCTGGCTTCGCAGGTACCACTGGTAAATATGTACTTGGAAGCCAAGAAATCCGGGGTTCCCTTGATGGACCCGACTTCTCTAGAAGAACAAGGTAAGCGTGACACCAGTAAAGACCTCCTAATCGCCCCCGAGCTCTCCACCCGTTTCCGCGATTACGCCATCTGGTCGAGAGCCTCGGCCGCAGCTGTCGAGACATTGCTACACAGGCATATGCGTATGTATTGGCGCTGGCGCCTCAAGGTTGCACCGAAATTCAAGGACCTAAGCAGCTACCAGAAAGCCGACGCTCAGGACAAGGAAGACCTCTACGCCAGTGAACTGGATTTTCAAAAGGACATGGAGCGGGCGATAAAGCGCAAACGCTGGCTGGATAGTTTGCCTGCCAACGACAACCGCTCACGTTCGCAAATGCCATACAACATGCCCACCGAACTGGACAAGGAAGCGCTGGAAGAAGCCAAACAGACCAATCAAATTCCGGAATCTGTACATTTGTTTTTTGATGAGCACATTCACGACTCCCATGCTTCCTTTTACCTTGCCGGCCCAGTCACCGATTACGACAAGGCAGAGAAAATAAAGCTGGCGAAAGAGAAGAAACGTCGGGGCAAGAAGCTCAATCCTTTCGAAGAACGAATTTTGAAGGAGGATGCGCAGAATCCTGGCAGTTTCCCGGTGATGCGTGACAGTGATGTCGGGGATATTCTCGACACGGAGGGAGTGGCTACGGGCGGGGTGGTTAAGATCATGACGTCAACCCGGCGCGAAAGTGAAGGCCATATTCGGCGGCGAGTGGTTTTTGACAAGAGTTGAGCTTTTCATTTTTGCCGAGAATTTCCGGCTGACCGTAGCATTTGGCTTTTAGTAACCGGCTCGCCATGGAAGCCCGCGAAGCCCGGCAAAGCAACTGGCTCGGCCGTAGCACCGTACGCAGCCTGCGCCCCGGCACCGCCTTCGACCTGATCGGCCTGCCCATTGACCCCACCAAGGCAGACACCGAACATCGGTATGACGCCACCGACATCACACACCTCGGCATCAACAACCTCAGCGGCGAAGCCATCGCCCAGCGCCTTGGCCGAGCCCCCCTGAAGATCGACGCCGCCCACACCCCGTGGCGCCCGGAGCTCGATTGCTAATTACTGACTTTTTTGTGAATTACAAACTCAGTTCATCGCGCTCAGCCGCGTTAATGCAACTTTTCGATTTTCAGAATCGCATAATTTGTATTATGTAAACAATCGCCGTTGGTCACAGTTCAAGGCGATACTGCGCCGCATACGCGATAAATGCACTTTCCGCGTGAATATTTCGCGGTTCGCTCAAATAGCGGCATAACAAGCGGATTTCCTCCCGATCAAAACCGGCTGAAAAAAGCCGGTTTTTTTCTGTCTCGATATACCTGTAATAGCGGCGTCTCGCTGCGCTCGATCTGCCGCGATGGTAGCGCAGCATCCAGTAGAGATTGGCAAGGGTCGAGGAATACGGCGGGAGCTTGACCATCGGGGCGCGATTCTAGCGCCTTGCTCGGATCATAGGCCGAGGGGGTCTGTAGAGAGGGGCGGGGTTGGGGGCCTGTCTTGCCTCCCCTGCCCTTATCTCGGGAACCCGCTGCTCGGTCTGGTCTGATCTGATCGAACTGATAAGGGAGTACCGGCAGACATAAGCCAGCCCCGGCGCGGCGTCGCGCCAGATACGATTGACGCCGCCTGCGACACTCCCGACGCTAGGCATGGAAGCAACAGGGGCAGGTCGGCAAGCCGCCCTTGCCCCTATTGTGGGCTTCTATGACAATTGCGCCTCTTGTTGAGGTGATGCGATGAAGGCAGAAGAACGATTCAGGCTGAATGACGGAGCAAAGGAGCATAGGCTCCAAAAAGTGAAAAAGCGGCTGAAGGCCGCTACTCCATCAAAGCGCGACGCGCCCCGGATTGATGGGTTCAGGAGCCGAGGCGACTACTCCCGGCTTTTGTGGTTCTGCGGGGGGTTGTTCGCCTGTTTTCTTCTGTTCCGGCTGGGCATTTTTCGCCTCTAATACCTGTTCCCGGTAGGCATCAAACGGCGGATTTTTAAGCCATTGCTCGCATTGCATACGGTCAAGGCCAGCGTCTAGACCTTGCTGATTCTGGCATGAGCAACGGGTAGCGGTCTGGATACACCCGGCGACGACGGGCATATTCTTGACGACACGCAACTGATCATAAGCGGGCGCAGTTTCCGGACGCCCAGGTACAACAGGGGTGAACTCCACAAGCATCGAAGCAGGGTCTTTTACTTCCGATGCCGTGATAGGCGCAGGGGCCGCTTGGGTTTCGGTCTTGGTGGTCTTTTCCGGTTCTGCGGTACGAGTTTTGAAGGTATCGACGACCTTCCAGCCAATGCCGACGAAGGCGACGATGGCCACCAAGGCGACATAGAACGAGAACGGGAGGCGCTTGCTGTTCTTCGTGTGGATCTCGGCGGATTTGTACTTGCCAAACACATGTTTTGGCAGCGTGTAGGGGCGAGTTACGGTGGCGTCACGCTCAGTCTTATTCTCGGGGTCGAATACCTGTGTCGACTCATGCAGACGGCGACCAATGGGCGTATTTCTGACATGGATATGACGGCCACAGAGGCGGCGGATATTAACGTCGAGAAGGCCGGGGTGCTGAGTGATGAACCAGAAGTCTAGACCGGCGTGACGATGGGTTTCGAGAGCGGCGACATAATCGGGAACCTTCGAGCCAGTAGGCCGAGGACGAAATGACCGCTGAGCTTCATCGACGATAACGATTGAATTGGCCGGGATAAGCCATTCATGCGACTTGGCGCCGGATTCATCCTCATTGACACGAACCCACTCCGTGACCGGCGGCGCGACCTCATGCGGCAAAACAAGATCGGGGATGCCATCGACGTAGATATTTTTGCCGGTGATCTTTTCAAGCTCGGCGACAGCGTAGGCCGTCTTGCCTGTTCCGGGAGTTCCAGTGATGAGCGTAATCATTTGGCGAGGATTTGAAGGCGGGAAAGTTGGAGATAGGTAACGCGAGCCATCATGGCCCCAAGAATGATGCCGATGGCCTCACCAAATCCGGCAAGTCCGAGAAGCCCGGCAATGTCGCCAGTGATCGAGCCATAGATGCTCGTAAGGGAGTTTTTAACGCCCTCCATGGCCGTGATAAGCGCAGCGTAGCTGACAACACCAATACCAAGCGCTGACAACGCCTTTTTGACGATTGGCCCGGCTGCGGATTGAAGAAGGCCGGCGAATCCCGAGGACACGATTAATTCTCCTTTACTGCGCCGACCATGATCCATCCAGCGAGAAGCCACGCCAACGCGAGGATCAAGGGACGCACCGTGGACGCAAGATCACAGATGGGTTTGTAAGTGAAGGTGATAGAGCGGCCCATGGTGGCCATAGCTAGGGTTTTGTCGGCCATACAGTGACCGGCACCACCGACCGCAATCGGGGACACCATTGAACCGATTGAACGGGTTTCGAGGTCGAGTTCATCGGTTTCGCCCTTTTCCATACAAGCGAGGGAATCGGGGTTTTGCTTGCAGAAGTCGTCCTGTTTTTCAGGCGGCTTTTCTACGCCGGTTGCCGGGTCGGTGACAGGATCGCCTGCCTCATCGACCTCTTGCTTGGTGGTCTGAACGTCAGCGGTTTTGCCATCAGATTGAGGGGTGACGCGGGCTTTATCCTGATAGCGCTTGCCGGTGACCGGATCGACGTAGGGTTCCCCCAATGGCTCATCGACGTAGGGCGGGTTGAACTGGGGATCTTCCAGCGGAAGTGCAACGCCCTTTGGGGCCAGTTCGTTTGCTACGGCATCAGGCAGGGGAGCGGTTGCAAGCGGGGCGAAATCGGCTTCGGTTGCGGGGACATACTGCGGGGTAGTACTGCCAACCCACTCGAACGTGTAATGACCGCCGTTGTACCACTGTGAATAAGGCTTGTAGTAATACTCGAAGGGACAATCATATCTGCGAGTACCGTTGGCAAAACACGGACCGGAAATACGTGCACCACCGTAAGTCTCCGGCATATTGGACCCATATTTGGTTTCAAAATCTGTTTTGACGGCATCCCACGTGCACGGTGTTGTAGCAGTGCACGCGGTGTTATAGACGTTGCTGAACCACATATGACCGGCTTCGGGTGCGCCGTTGTCGGAGGTATCTTTTTTCTTCCATTGGCCGTCGATGTACTCAATGCCTTGCGACAGGAGCCACGCGACGACAGCGGAGCCGATGAGCGCGGCGGGGTTTAGACGAACCGCAGAGATGGCGAATTGGCCAGCGTTTGCGGCCATACGCATCGAGGCGGGCATGGTTACGGCTTTGCCGCCAACGTTGGTAGTGAAGCCACCGGAGAAAGACGCCGCCGAAAAGTTGCCGACAAAGTTAGAAGCCGTAGTCCAGCCCGTTGCACTGGCCGGGTTTCCGGTGATGCCTACGGGAGGTTTCATCGCAACGCTGGCAGCGGAGGCCGAGCCAGAAAGCACAAGCAGGAGAGCGGCGAATAGGGTTTTCATCGGAAGATAATGAAGGCAGGGAGAACGACAACGAGGAACCCCGCCCAAGAGTAGAGATCAAGCGCAATCATCGGTTGATCAGACCTTTCCGCATGAGCGTGAAGGCGTAGGCCGCAGCCATGGCGGCAACAACGCCCCAGCCAAGAGTTAATCCATCGTTGAAGGTCGTAAACGTGTCGCAGGTCGGGAAGGTCAGAGACGGGGCCGCCGTGGTTGTATTGAGGGTCAGCGTTCCCGTGCTGCTCAGTGTGTAGCGTTTGATCTGCCATGCCGTACCGGAATATTCGAGATTGGTCAGGTACGACGTTGTGCCAGACGTAATGCCGGCTGGCTGCGATTGCCACTTAGCAGCAGTTGCATCCGCTAGAGTCGGATGGCAGACGTTTTGGAAGAGATAGCCGGTAGCCATGTTCGCTCAATAAAAGGGGGAGCCGCAGCCCCCCCGAGTTTGGCAACCCTGGAGGGATTACAGCCCGCGACGCATCAGCTTGACAGCGAAGATACCGACGATGGCGACGAACACCGCACTCGCGACGGTGGCAGCATCAGTACCAGCCGTAGAAATGGCAGTGCTAACTTCGGTCGGAACAGCAGCCATAGCGGAACCAACACCACCAACGAGGAAAACGGCCAGAACGGACAATTTACGCATGATTTTCTCCTTTGAGAGAGTGGATAAAAACCCCACCCAGATGCGTGACCGGGAGGGGAGTGGAAACTTTGGCCCACTGGACGACGGCAGCGGCACCAAGCCAGAGGCCGACAAGCAGACAGAGGAACAAGAAGCCGGGGCGGTTCATGCGGCCCTCCTGATGTCATCCCAACAGGTAACTGGCTGAGCGAGAACGATGCGAACCGGGCGGAACTGGACAACGTTGCCCTGTTGCAGGTCGGCATCACTGATACCGGCAGCGCGGAGGTATTTGAGGTGCAAATACCAGGTGCGGGCTGGCATGTAGTCCTTGGTGACTTCGAAGCCGTCAGCCCGAATGTTGCGGTAGGTCGTGAAGGCAGCGTTTGCCCTGCCCTCTGTGATTCCGTTGCATTGCGCGATTCGCGCCACCAGTTCATGCCGTTCCATTTCTCTTACCTCCACACCATCGACAACACGCCCAAAAAATTCCGTGAACAAGCCCTCCAAATCGGCCTGTGTGAGTGAATACCAATGCCGCCCCGCTTCTTCGAGGCGGCGAAACCAGCGAGCACCACGGGTATGCTCCAAACGGACGATGCGATCCGCCAGCGCGAGCAGTTCGTCCGAAATTGAAATGAGACCCTTACGGGCGAGGTGGGCCAGATGCGGCCCCTTGTGATACGCCTTGCCCTTAGCAAGGTCAGAGGTGGGGTTCCAATAAACGCTATCCCCTCCCCTCTTATCGTTTGTGGCTTTGCGTCGGCCACCATCGGCCAGACACAGTTGGCGCAGGGCCTGTTTGACGCTGGCGAAGTCCGGGAGGACGAAGTTGCCGGTGATATCGACGCGGCGACATTGCCAAAGGTCCGGGCGGGGCAGGATGGCGTTCAATGCCTTGCCCGCCTTTTGAACCAGCACAGCAGCCGCGTGCTGAATGTCGCAGGAGCCGAAGACGTTAATGCCGTGTTCGATGCTGGCCGGGGAACCACCGATGGCGAGATATTCCTGCTTGCCATCACTCTGCACCATCCAGACCAGGCCGGGGGTATCCGAGCGGAGTGCATCGACATCGAGCGATTGCTTGGACCAAACAATTTGCCCATCACCATCGACGCAATGGATGGTGTTAAGACATTCCCTGATGCGTTCGACGAGGCGAGGCCCGAGGTGTCCGATGGGACAGCGCAGGGTTAGCCAGTCGATCAGATAGGGGGTTTTTTGGGTCATGAGTGCAACCCGTTGCACAAAGTCCGGGTGTTACATACGGACCCGGACAAACGAGCGGCCCCCGGAGCCTCGATAGCTTCCACGGTAAAAACCGATGCGGAATTGAGGACGGGGGCCATGATCATCACCGACGGGTAACGCGAACGGTGAAGCCTTCACCGCCAGTCAGGGAAGATTCACGAAACGCCATGTCCGGCCCTTTATGACCAAGTTGCCGACATGCAGAGTCGATCTGATCGAGCATGAACTTAGGAAGATAGAAATCACCGCTAAGGTTCATCACAGTCAAATCGTATTCCGACCAGCAAACCCAAACCGAAGAGGGACAACGATGATTAACTGTTTGGTAAGACATGCAGAGCGACAAACCTGCAAAATGCCGGTCTTCCCACGGAAAGTCGACGGTCTTAACCGACACCAGACGATTCTCCGCCGGAACCCAAAAAGCGGCTTTTACCCACATATCAGGCAGCCTTCGATTGGGCCGGTGCGACCTGGGAAACAGCACGCAGACGGGCGCGGATAGCGATCTGATTGAAACGATCAACGTAGATAGACGCGGGATCGAGTTGATAAGTGCCGACCGGATACGGCTGTTGGTCATCATCCAGCGTGAGGCGGACACGCTGCGGGTGGGGATGGGGCTTGCCCTCGCGGTCGTAGCAAAAAATCCAAGCCTCTTGCTCGCGGATGCTATAGGGCTTGCCAGTCTTGGCGCTCGTGCCGTTCTTGGCATCAAAGACCGTGGTTTCAACTTGTACTTTCAACATCATCACACCTCGTAGGTTGGTTTCGAAATGTCCAACGCATTGGACGGATCGAATCATTGTCAAACCGATTGGACATTGTCAAGACCATTGGACAGAGATATGGTCGACACCAGTACCGAGACGGAGGTAGGAAAAATGGAAGATTCGAAAGCCCCGAAAATCGTTCTTGAACTGATCGAAGCAGCGAAGAAGAAAACCGGAGTGGAGGCCGACAACGCCCTAGCGGTGCGGCTTGGATGGCATCGTCAGATGATTAACCACTACAAAAACGGGACGAAGCCGAACAACGAGAATCTACTGATTCTTTGCGAAAACGCCGGTTGGGATTTCAATAAGACACTTGCCGAGGTGGAAGCGGCGTTTGCAAGCTCGGAAGAAGCCAAAAAACGCTGGGAAAATTTGTTTCGGCAATTAGGCGGTATCGCCGCATCTGTTTTGATTACGCTTTGCGTAACTGTCCCAATGCTAGTGACATCGACGCCCGCAAACGCTTGTGCTGCAACGGTTTCGGGCGGAGACACTTTGTATTATGTAAACAATCGCCGCTGGTCACAGATCAAGGCGATACTGCGCCGTCCATTTTCAGAAAACCATTACCATTTGTTGCAACAAATGGTAGCTGACTCGGGTGACACAATTCTGTCCCTCAGATTCGAAGATTCATGGTCACAATTTAGCCCCCTGTGACTACAAACTAACCCAGCATACTGATTTTCTAACA